CGACTGACACCGGGAGCAGATCAGTCGGCGAGGTTCACCTCTCCGTATTCCGTCGCTCCGCGCTCAACCTCTGCGATATGATCGCCGGCGCGGTCGGTGGTCAGGACCGTCGAGCCGGCGGGACTATCGGCCGGCTCATCCGCTGGAATTATGGCGATTGCTCACCCTCACAGCTCCCTCGCCTCGCTCACTCCGGTCTTGATGCCGACGAGCTCGCCGAGAGCCTTAATGCTCTCGCTCCGCTGGTTCAGTTCGGGCTCCTCACTCCGGAGGATGATCTAGAGCGAGCTATCCGAGAGCGTATCGGCGCCGGGGAGCTCCCCGACCAGGCGGCGCGCTCATATTTTGACCGCGTCTCCGGTGGTGTCGGTGGAGGAGCGGCCGCTCTCTCCGAGCGTTATCGCAAGCTGAAGGAGGGGCGACGATGAGCGCTAAGCGCAAGCTCCGCCGACTCGCGGCTCGGAAGGATGATCCGAAGACGCCGGCGCCCAAGCGGGACCAGCGGACCGGCTCGACGCGGAACCCTAAGGGCTCCGCGTCAGGTACTCGGGGCGCCATCAAAATATCGGACGCGACCGAGAAGGCGCTCTCAAACCTCCGCGACGAGCACAACGAGAAGTACACCGCTAAGGGCAAGAGGGTAGACCTCGGGATGCTCAAAGCCGTCTACCGGAGAGGCGCCGGAGCGTTCTCGACCTCTCACCGGCCATCGGTGACGTCGCGTGAACAATGGGCGCTCGCTCGGGTTAAGGCCTTCCTCAAGCTGGTCGGGACCGGCGAGCGGAAGAAGGCCTACAACACCGACCTCGACCTACTCCCTAAAGAGCATCCGCAACACCGGGAGAAAGAGCTCGCGGAGAAGCCGGCGAAGTATTCGCATATCGACTTCACTCCTCCCAAAGGAGCTCAAGACGCCGCGCGTCGAGCGCTCGAGGTCCGCGCGGAGAAGCCAGAATCACAGCGAGGGATGACGCCGGTCGGCATCGCTCGAGCGCGTGACCTCCAGAACGGCGTCGAGCTCTCGCCGGAGACGGTTCGCCGGATGCTTGCCTACTTCACCCGACATGAAGTCGACAAGCAGGGCGCGACGTGGGGAGAGCAGGGTAAGGGCTGGCAAGCGTGGCAAGGGTGGGGCGGCGACCCCGGCTTTGCATGGGCGCGGAAAGTAGTGGGTCAAATGAACGCAGCTGATGAGAAGAAACTCTCCGAGCGAGCCTACACCCTCTCCGAGGCAGAAGAGGTTGACCTCGACGGTCTGACAGTCGTCCTCGAGGAGGGGCAAGAGCTCGGTCGTCCGTTCGTGACCCTTCGAGCGGGAACCGTCGCGAGCCGGATGAGCGGTGAGACTATCGCCGAGGTCACTCCCGAGCTCCTCGCCGAGTTGGTCAAGGTGTTCCGCGAGCGTCGCGATGCCGACCCGGTCATCATCGACTGGAATCACCAGAGCTCTCCAGGCACGCCATCGACGCCGGAGACCGGAGGAGCGCTCGGCGAGATAGTCGACCTCCGCCTCTCCGAGGATGGAAGCTGCTTGATCGCTGTCCCGGCCTATAACGACCGCGGACGACGCACCGTCTCAGAAGCTCAAGGCTCGCTCTGGTCTTCGCCAGAGTTCGTCATGGGCGAAGTCTACGCGAGAGAGAGCGGGGCTCCCACCGGGGGCGCTCAACTCCTCGCGATCACCCTTACCCCTCGACCGCAGCAAACCGCAGCAACGGTCGACCGTGTTCTACTGTCAGAGGAGGTCAACCTTATGGAGACCCGCGAGCAGCTGATGAAGATGGAGATGGGCGACCTCGTCGACCTCCTGATGCAGAAGATGGCGATGGTCGCCGAGATGGAGAAGCGCCTCGCCGAGAAGGACGAGGAGAAGCTCCAAGAGGAGAGCGAGAAGGACCTCGCCGAGAAGGAAGAGGAGAAGATGGCCGAGGACTCCGAGAAGGAGAAGATGGCCGAGGAAGAGGACGAGGAGAAGATGATGGAGAAGAAGAGCTACGCGATGAGCGAGGGCTCCGCTCTCCTCCTCGCTGAGGTCACGAGCCTCCGCGAGCAGCTCACCGCGCTCCGCGAGGAGAATGACTCCGTCAAGCGGACCGGCGCCGTCGACGAGCTCGTCCGGACCGGCCGTATCTCTCCCGCTGAGCGTCCTCTCGCTGAGAAGGCTTGGAATCAGGACAAGGCCGGCGATTCCGCTTTCTGGCAGATGTTCTCCGAGCGCGCGTCTGGCTCCGCTGTCCCCCTTCGGGAGGTCGGACACGGCGCATCCGGGGAGCAGATCAACCGTGAGTCTCTCGCCGACCGCGCGAAGAGCATCGCCGCGGAGAAGAGCATCACCTTCTCCGAGGCTCTTGAGCAGATCCGCACTAACGACCGCGAGTTCTTTCTCGCTGCTATGGAGGCCTAAATGAGCCGTCTCGGAAATTCAGACATCCTCACCTTTGAGGCCGCGGAGGCGATTGTCGCTCTCCAGGCTGTGAAGATCGACGCTAACGGCAAGGTCGCTCTCGCCGATGGGACCACCGGCGAGCTCGCCGACGGCATCGCTCAGCGCTCCGCCTCTACCGGCGACGTCGTCGAGGTCGTCGTCTTCGGCCGGACTAAGGCGCTCGCCGGTGACACCCTCACCGCGGGGACTCACTCTCTCCTCATGGTCGAGACCGCGACCGCTCGCCTCATCCCGTGGGCTAACGGCGCCGGCACCGAGTACAGCGTCGCGCGCGTGCTCTTCAACCAGAACGCGACCTCTTACGCCGATGGCGACGAGATCGAGGTCATCTTCACCGGCGCAAGCCAGTTCGCCTAAGGAGCGCTGACTCATGGCACGTCCTAGCTATAGCAATCTCCATCCGGTCGATCAGATCCTCACCGGCATCGTCTCCGAGGCTGTCCCGAGCGACTCCCAGCTGATCGCCGACCGCGTTATGGAGCGCGTCGATATCCCCGAGCGCAGCGGGACTCTCCTCGTCGAGGAGACCCGCTCTTTCATGGGGGCGCCCGAGGCTGACTCTCGTCGAGCTCCCGGCGCCGGTCGTCAGAGCCTCTCGAGCTTCAACCGGTCTAGCCTCACCTTCAAGGCGGAGATTCACTCCTTCGAGGACTCCATCGCTATGGAGGACATCGAGGATTCGCAGTATCCCGGCACCGAGGAGGCGCGGAGCGCCCGCAAGGTTCGCCGGGCTCTCCTCCTCGCTCAGGAGAAGCGCTGCGCTGACCTCATGTTCTCGACGGCTCAGTTCACGAACAACACGACGCCCGCGACGAAGTTTGACGCCACCGGCGCTGAGCCCCTGAGCTTCCTTCATCAGCAGCTCGACGTCCTCCGCGCGGCGAACCATGGCATCGTCGCCGACACCATGGTCCTCGGCTATAACGTCTTCCGCGCGCTCGCTCGGAACCCCGAGATCCGGAGCTTTGTCGGTGACAGCGGTCAGGGCATCGCGAGCGGCAACCGCATCCTCGCGGACAGCGCTGTGATCGAGGTCCTCCGCTCGGTTCTCGCTGTCCCCAACGTCTATGTCGGGAGCGCGCGTCGCGAGACCGCTATCCCCGGCGCGACCAGCTCCGAGGCGGACATCTGGAACACCGAGACCATCGGCCTCTATATCCTCCGCGGCTCCGATGCCGTCGCTCAGAAGAGCGGTGGGGTTAAGGCCATGCCCGTCGCTGCGCTCAATATGCAGTACAAGGGCCTCCAGGCTGGTCAGTACGACAGCCTCGACCTCGTCCGCCGTCACGTTTGGGGCGAGCATGTTCAGCAGTTCAAGCTGGTCGACGCGACGCGCGGTCGCCTCCTCACTGACTGCTTGACCTAGTGTCATGGGCTGCCTCTACTGCTCTCACGTTCGCCTCGCCGAAGAGGACGCGGACGCGGTCGCGATCAACGACCTAACTCGCCAGATCCGAGCGGCGACGGACAAGCGTCTGATTCGCCAACTGCGGGCGACTAGAGGGCAACTACAGGTAGAGGCAAGCTTAGAGCGGGGACTTCGTCGAGCTCTTCGGAAGAGCAAGCGAGAAGTCGTCGCCGCGGTCAAAGCAGCCGCGGAAAGAGGCGGGCTCGAGGAGCTCCGCCGGATGCGTCGTGACGAGATGTCGGCGTGGCTCCTCGATCAGGGGCTCGCCGAGTCGGTCTTTGAGGTCACTGACGCAGAACGGGAGACGCTGGCTAATGTCGAGGAGCTCCTCCTCACCTCCGTTGACGGCTTCGATATCGCAGCCGTCGGAGGGATAGGGTCAGCGCTGGCTCAAGACACCGTCGAGGGTATCTTCGACGACGTCATCCTCCCAGATACTCAGCGAGCGGTAAGAGACGCGCTCTCCTCCGCTGAATTCAGCGCCGAGCCTTCAGCTGTCATCAGCTCGCTCGACGCTGCTCTACGCTCCGCCGAGGGGAGACAAATCACCGAGGCGCGGACCAGACTCACCTCATTTGGGCGAGAGCTCACAGCGGTCGCCGCGGAGGCAGCTGGTCTCGACCATTATCTCTACACCGGACCCCTCGACGGCATAACGCGCTCATTTTGTCGCGAGCTCGTCGGGAAAGTCTTCACCTCCAGCCAGATCGGCCAGATGAGGAATTATCAGCTCGAGCCCGTGCTAGTGCGAGGCGGCGGCTATAACTGTCGTCATTCCTGGTCGCCCGTCAGCGAGGAGCTGATAGACTCGGCCAACCTCGACCG